TTTCAATTTTTTAAAAAAATAATTAGGAAAGGTATTTATTTAAAAAAGTTTACTTATGTCTAATCCTAATTTCATTAATGTTAACTCTCCAAATTTTAGAGATTTTCTTCTTAAGATGAATTTACCATTGAAGGATTCAATCACTGATAATTCATTACAGAGTAATTTGGTTGGAATTGGTAAACCTGTTAATATAAAATATATCAATCAGACTCCAAATGGAGAGAATTTACTTGATGAAGGTGATTACCAAAGAGAGCATGTAAACATACCTGTTAACAAATTTCAAGGGTTACCTGATGATTATAAGTTATTTAGCGTTGATAACAACATTCAAACTTCTCAATCAGTTGGTAAATATGATATCAATAGTGCAAATGGAATGGGATTCCCAGCACTTGGAGATGTCGTTTTAGGGCAAAATAAGACGATTTCAGCGTACTTAAGTAAGAATCTATACTATGACCCCACTCAGGTAGTGAAAGTCGATTTAAATCAAGATAATTCAACAAATATAAATCAATTTGGGTCATATCTTGATAAAAATGGTAAATTAACTTTCAATGATGGGATTAATGAGCCTTACGGTATTGTAACATCGTTATTGAATGGTAACGGTATAGGATTTGGTTCAAATGGTTTGTTAACCAATGGAGACATACGAAATACATTGGTTGGTAGAGCATTATCAACTGCTGGTGTGATAGATGATACACCTTTAGGTAGGATAGGAGCTCAACAATTAGCTATTCAACTTGGTAACAATGCTTTATTTCATTTAGAAAGAGAAACTGTTGGTAAATTAAACACAAGTGTTTGGTCATTATTTGATAATAAGGATGATTCATTTTTAAAACCTAATTATGATATTACGGTTCCAAATGGAGCTTTAGCTAAGACGGTTGATTTCTTAGCAGACTTGGGAGGTTTTAGTTTACCAAAGAGTCAAATGGATGTTAGTATATTTTCATTTGATGATAAATTTCAATATGATGGATTAAGCAATATTGAGAGGGCTAATGAGATGTTGAAAAACACTGGTATTGGTCAAGTCACTGCTTTATTCTCAAATTTAAATGCTAATTTAGAAAATATTTCAGAGGAAGCTAAGAAAGCTTTTAGATATGGTTATGCACCTAATTTTTTCAAGGGAAATAATTCTGTTAATGATTATCGTTTATATGGTTATTATGATGGTCAAGGTAATGTAATTGAGGGAGATGGAGGTAAAGGTCCGTTTTATAAATGGACAGACACTGAAGGCTCTGGATTTGACGCTAAGATTAATTCAAAGTTTGTAAATGATGAGGGAGATGAGATTAGTTTTACCTGGTACGGAGACCAATTCAATAGTAATTTAAATCAAACCGTAAGAGAATCTGAAGAATATAAAAAAGTTGGTTTACCTCCAATAGGTGATTATACATTCTTTCCAAATAGGAAAAGTCTTTTATACAAAACAAAACAATTGTTTTTGAATAATAAGATTGGTAGTTTAGTTGCTGGTCATGGTATATTGGGTGATGAGGATAGTGAAATACAGACTGTTTCAAAAAAATTAGGTGAAGCTGTTGGACTATCAAAGGGTAGTGGTGTATTAAGTGCTGATATAATTAGAAGAGGTGTTGGTCGTGATGACAAACCAGAAGATATATTCTGTAGAACTTGGTCTCCAAATAAACAATACAATTCAATTAATGACCAAATCAAACGTAGAAAACTGGATGAGGATGGTGGGAATTATTTAAGAAGGGATAATAGAGATTTATCTGTTCTTGAGGATACTGGTCATGTTAAAATTGGTAACTATAAAGATGATAAAACTGGTGTTAAAAGATATATGTTCTCAATTGAGAATTTGGGTTATAATTCACTTAATTTACGTGGATGTGAGGTAGGACCAAATAAGGGTAGAATAATGTGGTTTCCACCATACGATATTTCATTTAATGAAAGTGTGTCAGTTAATTGGGATAAGACTAATTTTATAGGTAGAGGTGAACCAATTTACACATATAACAATACTGAAAGAACTGGAAGTTTATCATTTAAAGTTATTATTGACCATCCAAATTACATGAATAGTATGAAGGATGTTGGTAATGAGGTATTTGCTTCAATTGCTGCTGGTTGTATTGATAATATTTCAGAATTTACAACACCATATCAAAGGGAACAGTTACAAAATGCTGTGAAAGAAGACTCATCATCAGAGGTAATTATAAATAAAGCTCCTACATTACCTTCATTAACTCATGTATTTTTTCCAAATGATGTTGCTGATAAATATTTTACTGATTTTATATCATATGAATCAGGTTTATATGATTATACAAGTAAAAACAATATAAGTCCATTTGCTATTGGTGCAATTACTTCTACCACTGGAAGTAATTCTTATAAAATATGGGATGAAACTTTTTTAATTAATTATAATACAAAAACTAAAGAAGTAAAAAACTCAGAAGGTAATCTTATTGATTGGGGGAAGCAAACTAATTTATCATATGGTAAAATTAAATCACAAGGTATTGTTGATAAAGTACCCACTGACTATGTTGATTCAACAAATTACGGTTTAAATGGAAATAGATTTGATAGTTCAAAAGATAAAAGTTTTACAATACCTGAAAGTAATGGATTTAAACCTAAAAAACCAGAAGGTAGATATTATGGTTGGACTGACCCACAATATTTTGAAGATTTGGCAGGTTATTTAAGTGCAACAACAAATGTTAAAATAATATTTATTGGTTATGCTAGTAAAGTTGGTGATACTGCTAAAAATAAAACCTTATCTGAAAAAAGAGCTGAAGCCACTTTTAGTGAATTTAAACAAAGATTATTAAAAACTGGTTTACCAGGTATGGATAACCAATATTTAGAAAAAAGATTATCTTTTAAAGTTGATGCAAGAGGACAAACTGAAGATTTTGGTAAATATGATATTATTGGTAATGGAAATTGTAGTGATAATAGACCATGGTCATTAGCTTGTAAATTAAATAGAAGGGTTCAGATTAAATTTGAAGTTGATAACCAATTATTAAATTATGGTGATGTAATAAATACACAACCCACTACACCACCAGAACAAACAGATGATAAAGAAAATTTATTAAATTCTATTCATCAATATACGGAATGTGACCATTTTGAAAAACTAGAAAAAGAAAATAAATTTATTTATAATAAGTTATCTGAGAAGATTAAATATTTCTCACCTTCTTTCCATTCAATTACACCAGAAGGATTTAATTCAAGATTAACATTCTTACATCAATGCACAAGACAAGGGGAAACAAACTATGAAACATCACCAACTAACCTAGCATTTGGTAAAGCACCAATTTGTATATTGAGAATTGGTGATTTCTTCCATACAAAAATAGCAATTGAAAATATGTCAATTGATTACGAACCATTGGTTTGGGATATAAATCCAGAGGGTGTTGGTGTTCAACCAATGATTGCAAATGTAACATTAAACATTGCCTTAATTGGTGGTTCAAGTTTGGATGGTCCAATTAATAAACTTCAAAATGCTGTATCATATAACTTCTATGCTAATACTGAAATATATGATACAAGAGCTGAAAGTTTATTCAATTTTAAAGAATCTGATGAGAAGAAAAAAGAGGCTAAAAAGTTAAAAGATGAACAAGATGCTCAAGCATTAGCAAAATCTCTTGAAGATGAAAGAAAACGAAGGTTAGATAAATCTATACAATCCATATCTGATGATGAAAAAGAAAAGGAAAAAATTAATAACATGACTTTTGAAGCAGTTTATAATGACGGTTTATTTAAAAATAATGTTATATCTACGATTAAATTAAAAGAGAATTTATCTAAGGATTATACTGTAAAAATTAGTGTGACAGATTCTAAAACAAATGAAAACAATAGGTTTGCTGGTATATCATTTGTTTCTGATGGGTTATTAACAAAAGATAAAAAAGAACTAAAGTCTGAATCAAAAAATAAAGTTAATGGTAAACCATGGACTGAATTTTTTGATGTGTTTGATTTAGTTAAATATGTTTATGCACCTAATAAAAATATTACCCCTTTTATAAATAAAAAAATAACATCATTGGTATTTAAAGTTGATTTTATATTAAATGATAAATTATTTTATTCAAAAACTTTTGATTATAATTGGACAAGTGAATATAAAGGATATAGAGATTTAATAGGTCCTTTATTAGAAAACGCTGTTCTCGATTTAAGTAATATAAGTTTAAATGAATATAGAGAAATTGTTGGTTATAAAAACGGTCTTGATGGTGTTAAAAAAGTTATTGTTACTGGTGAATTAAAAGCAAAAACTAGTGATGTTAAAAAATGAAGTTAAATTTGTTGAGGATATAAAATCAGCAACTAAAGATAAAAACGATATTAAAAAAGACACTAAAGTAATTGATGATAAAATAATAGAGGATGTTAAGTCTAAATTAAAATCATTATCCGATTCTAAAATTGAATATGGTTATGGTTACGGAGAATCACTAAGTGAATCAACTGCAAAAAGTATTGCAATGTTACAAGCTTCCTCAAATAATTTAAGTAAAAATAACACAACACCAGGTGTTAAGTTTCAAACAACTTCAAGTAAAATTATTAAAGAAAAATTATTTATTAAATCAGATAAAAAAACATATGTTTATATTATTGTTAGTGAATACACAAAAAAATAACTAAAAAATGGCTTATTACGATAGATATAGTTTATTCAAAACAAATGGTGCAGTTAAATTTGTACCACATATTACCATACCATTTTCATCAAATGACATTATAGTTACCTATAAACAAGGTGTTACAAGACTTGACAAATTGAGTCAGACATATTATAATAACCCATATCATGGGGTGTTAATTTTAATGGCAAATCCCTCTCTTGGTGGTCTTGAATTTGATATTGAAGATTCAAAAACCATTAGGATTCCATATCCTTTTGAATCGGCATTGGAAAGATATGTTAATGAGGTAAAAATATATAATATGTTATATGGCAAGTAATGCAAATAATGGTAGAGTTTTATGGTATAACCCAAACCCAACGGATAATGTTCCGATACAGAACGAAGAGTTAAATGTTTTTGTTAAACTTTCTGTTGAAACAAAGGGTAAATCTGTTATTGTTAATAGTACTCTTCAAAATACTGGTGGT